ACTCCAACTCCAACTCCAACTACAACTCCAACTCCAACTCCAACTCCAACTCCAACTACAACTCCAACTACAACTCCAACTACAACTCCAACACTTATATCTATACAGCAACCTATAATAAGAATTAGAATAATTGTTTGATTATTTATAGGTTGCTGTATAGATATAAGTGTTGGAGTTGTAGTTGGAGTTGTAGTTGGAGTTGTAGTTGGAGTTGGAGTTGGAGTTGGAGTTGGAGTTGTAGTTGGAGTTGGAGTTGGAGTTGTAGTTGGAGTTGGAGTTGTAGGTTTAGGTGCAATTTGAGTTGATGATTCGCATGAAACATTAATATTTTGAAAAGAGGCACTTCCACCAACTGTCTCAGCTCCTATTTCTTGTAAACATACAGTTAAAGTAGGGCATGAGGTTTGTCTATAAATAGATGGTTTATATGCTGTTGGATTTGTAGCACATGCAGATATATGACATCCTGGTTGTAATGTAAATCCTTTATTAGATAGAGATTTTATAATATTATCATATTGTTGTATATTAAAACATCCACAAAAATCTTTATCATTGGGATTTTGTTTACAATATTCATTTACAGCAGTTGTACATACATCGCTTTTAATTTGTTCATCTGATCTACACCAATTTTTACATTTTTCGTCAGCTAAATTTTCTGGTTTAGTACAATAATTTTTTCTTTCTTCATAACAAGGACCAGATTTACATATGTTATCATTTTCTGATTTCCAAACATTCCACGGTCTTTCTGGAGCATTAAGCCAAGACCAATTACATTTATCACTCTCATAATCTAAATCTAAACCTCGTTTTTCACATTCATTTGCTAAATCTAAAGGATACCATTTTTGCCAACCTCCATTGTTACATTTCCATAAACGTATTCTTCCTCCATTATTCCTATCTCCAGTTGCATCTAAACAATCTACACCACTATTAGTCCATATCATGGCTTTATTATTTTCATTATATCTAAATTTATCATTTCCACTTCCACTTTGTGTTGTTTCTAACCCAGAATAACAATTTCCTTCTGGGCATCCCGATGCTCTTCTTAGCCATCTACTACCACCAAAATATAAATATCCGTCCTCCCACCGAGTTTGTTGATTACTATTATTTGGATCACATTCCCATTGATGAACTAATCCATTACGACGACCACCTTTATCATCAATACATTTTTTAGATACAGCATTTTTCCATATAGTCATTATTAATATTATATTATACCAAGAAATTAAATTATATAAAGAAATTAAAAATAAATTATATTATATATATATAAATTAAAATGGGTGCAGGATTAAGTGTATCAAAAAATTCTACAAAAGAAATCATAGATATAATTACAGATATATTTATTTCCAATTATTCTAGTTGTAGCGCATCTTTAATTGCAAAACAATCAATTAAATTTGGAACAGTTGCCGGAGATTTTAATATAAGTAATGTAAATATGGACATAAAAAATACCATTACAGCTGAATGTATTCAAACTTCTGAAAATGATAGTAAAATATTAAATGATATTTCTCAAAAATTAAAACAATTTTCAGAATCTAAAACATCAGGATTAATATTAGGTGCTCAAGTTTCAAGTTCTGTAAATATTACAAATTTAGTTAATAATGTTTCTAATTCTATAAATATGGAAAATATTAAAAAGTCTTTGTCAGAATCAATGACAGTGCAAGAAATAGGAGCGGATGTAGTTGGAGGATCAGTTAATATTACTGGAATAAATATGTCAACTGCTACTGATTTAATATTAAAAAATATAACAGAAGATAAAAATACAATGGATGCTATTAATTCTCTTTCAACTGAAATAGAACAAACTTCAATATCATCTATTACAGGAATAGATCCTACTATTTCTTTAATAGTTTGTATTATAGTAATAGTAATAGGATTGATAATAAGTTCAATTAGTGCTCTTCAATCTGGATTTGCCGATAGAGCATTAGAAGTGGGAATAAAACAATATAATATGAGAGAATAATTCGCGACATAATTCATATAAAAATAATTAAATTTTATATTATTGAAAAATTAATATAAAAAAGTTTAAATTATAAAGCATAATGTGAGATTTTTAAACAATCTAAATTATAAAATGTTTTCGGAATTAATTTATTAATACAGTTTTGATATAACGTTTCATTAAAAAATTCTTTTCGATGTTTCTTATCAAACGCAAGATCATCTGATTTTATTTCATAAAATGGTATGTTTTGTTGTTTTAAATATTCTATAAATGTCTCGCATTTTGTATATTTATTATTAATTATAACTGGTATTACTCCTAAATATAAAGATTCCCAAAAACGATGTGTATCTATACCATTTCCTCTTACACATAAACAAAATCTATGACTCGCTAATTCATTTAAATATTCTTCAAATGAAGTCCCTTTTGATATTTCAAAATTTGAATATTTATTAATTTCATTTAAAACTATAGATCTATAATGAAATGTTTTTGAATTTATATTAACATATATATTTTTGGTTTTTTTATATTTATATGTATTCTTAATTGTATTATATAATGTTATAGCATTACCATGTGGCCACATACTATTAGCTAATCCTAAAGGTAATAATGACAATTTATCATGCATTTTACTTGTATTTATATTTTGTGCAAAAATATGATTTACTGATACATCATTTATTAAATTTAAATGATTGTCATTGATATCATGATCTGAATTATGAATATAAAAGTTATATTTGATATTTTTATCAATAAATGGGAAAATACATTGAGTAAATATATCCAACATATGTGTATATATAAATAAATTTATACAATTACTATTTTTTCTAATTACAGTTTGTCTTAAATAATCGTTTAATAATTCATAATTAATTGAATTAAAATCGTTGATTATAATTACATCTTTGGCAAATTTATCTAAATTTTTATGATAATTATATATTTCTTTTGTAAGAATAACAAAATCACATAAAGAAATAACTTTATCACCTGAAATTATATCATTATATGTTATATCTAAAATGCTTGAGAATTGATATAATTGTTTAGAATGAATATGTAAATTTGCAATATTGTATAATTTATTGTTTGCTCCTTTACTACCATCATTTTTTAATTTACATGAAAATACTTTAGGATGTATTTTTAGATTATCTATATGTACAATATTTTTTATATAATGACAAGTATTTGGTTTAAATAAACTAGTTTCATTTATAAATCCTTTTTTGGGATTATTAATTAATATCAAATCTTTATCTGGTATTTCGTTTTCTTTTAAATTTTTTGTATCCACACCTCCTAAAAATTGACCTATAGCAGCACCATCAAATATAAGATTTTCTGTTTTTTTACACTTACTTGGATCTATACTAAGTAAATATTTATTTGTAAATGTACCTAATAGATTCATATCATTTATAAAGTATGAAGATTCGTCTAAAGTTTTTACCATGTGTAAAGTTAATTCGTATAAACAATTTACATTTGGAAATAATAATAATGAAGGAATAACTCTTTTTGTAGAATCTTGAATCATACAAATTTTATCTATTTCTTTATTTTCCAAGATTTCTTCTTTTATATATTCATATAAAAATGTCAATCTTTTATAAAGCATAACATCATTTTCTATATGAAATACATTTGATAAATTAAAAATTTTCATAAAAATATATATATAAAAAAATCTAGCACTTGTAGAAACCCAAAATCCATCACGAAATTCTGTCATGTTAGTAAATTTTGTATTTAAAATTTCTTGATATTTTTTAAAATTTTCATCTTGAAATAATTCGTCGTTTAAAATAGATAAAGGAATAGTTTGAATAATATTTTCTGGAAAAAATGTATAATTGTAATAATTATTCAAATTAAATTGTATAATTTTATTATTAAAACTTTCTATTTGTGAATCTTCAATCAATACATAAATTTTTGATAAATAATTATTAATTAAAAGTGTTTGATATAAATTATCAAAGATATAATCTGGTATATTATTACCAATATGTACATGAATTAAACATGGTGTTGTCATTTTTATTAATTGATTTAATAAAAATATTATTTTTAAACTAATTTAAATTTAATAATTCAATCGTTTTCGTTATTATGATTTTTAAATCTTTCAAATTCAAAAGATGATTTCTCTTGTAAAAATTTTTTACGTAATTCTTTTAATTCAATATTGTTTGCATTTTGAAGATCAGAATCAGTAAAATCTCCATGGATTTTAAAAACATCATGGATTTGTTTTAAATTTGAATTACCATATTTTGCATATCTTTTTTGAGATTGTCCTTCTATATTTGCATTATTATTATTATTATTATCATTTGCATTAGAAAGAGAAAGAAGTCGTGGAATAAAACTATCATTGTTATTTGAAGTTGGATTTTGTTTTTGATTATAATTTTGAGTTGATGGTTCTGTAATAATTTCTATTTTTTGAATTCTATCAGCTATATCTGGTATAGAAATTTCTGCATTACGAAACGTATTTTTAAATTGGTTTAATACAATAGTGTTAATTGATGGTCCTGCTACAACTAAACTATCGTATTTTTTCAAAACAGTTGACAAATATTCTGTTGCATTATTTCTATCTCTTCTAAACATACACATTTGTTGTTGAATTTCATGATATAATTCGCTAAATCTTGTAGCAGCTGACATATGTTGCTCGCTTAATTGTTCCATTTTTAAGAAATTTTGAATTACGCTTAATACTGTTATAATATATGTAAAGACTCTTCTTAAAATAGAAATAGCTTGATTATTTTCATCATTTGGAATAATAGATTCAGCTGAAAGACCTGTACTAAATAAAATTAATACGACGCTAAAAATTTTATGAATTAATTTATATGTACTTGCACATCTTTCATGCATCCATTTATAAGATGATGCATTTTCACCAATAGAAATAATAATTTTTTCATTTTTATCATTCCATCCATTATTAAGTGTCATAACATCTAATTTATTTAATAAAGAAGGTTGATCAGGTTGGATTTCTATGATATCCTCGTTAATTTCATTTTTTTGATAGGGTGACTGACTTTGTTCCATTGGATTTGTAACTTCTTGAATAATGTTATTTAAGACATCATCGAAATTTTTAGAATTCAGTTTTATATTATTAGAATTTTTCATTTATATTTAATGACTTTTAATACAATTTTAATATAATAAAAAACTAAATTTTAAATTCAATTTATTAAATTAATTTCTTTGGGAATTTTATAAGAACCATAAATACTAAAAATGAAAATTAAAAAAAGAAATGGACATTTTGAACAATTATCTTTTGATAAAATCATTTATCGTTTGAGAAAATTATGCAATGATAAAAATCTGGGTATTTTAGAAAATATAGATCCTGACATTATAGCTCAAAAAGTTGTTTCAAGTATTTATGATGGTGTTACATCTATGGAATTAGATGAAGAAGCTGGGAGAATTGCTATTTCTATGACTGAACATATTGAATATTCTAAATTAGCATCAAGAATTACTATAAGTAATTTACATAAATCTACACATGAATGTTTTAGTGAAGTTATGGAATTACTTTGGGGAAATACAGATAAAAACAATAAACATGCACCAATTATTGCAGACGATATTATTGAAATTGTAAGACAACATAAAAATACTTTAAATTTTGCAATTGATTATTCGCGCGATTATAATTTTGATTATTTTGGATTCAAAACACTTGAAAAAAGTTATTTAATGAAGATTTTTGATAAAGATATAAATAAAATGAAAGTTGTAGAAAGACCTCAACATCTTTATATGAGAGTTGCGATTGGAATACATAAACAAGATATTGAAAATGTTTTAAAAACATATAATCTTATTTCACAACATTTTTATACACACGCCTCACCAACAATGTTTAACGCTGGTAGTCGTTTATCAAATTTATCGTCTTGTTTTCTTCTTGGAACAAATGATAATATTGAAGGAATTTTTAAAACAATTACAGATTGCGGTAAAATTTCAAAAGTAGGTGGTGGAATAGGAGTACATATATCAAATATTCGTGCTAAAGGAAGTATAATTAGAGGTACAAACGGAACAAGTGATGGTATAATTCCAATGTTAAAAGTATATAACGAAACTTGTAAATATATCAATCAAAGTGGAAAAAGAAAAGGAAGCTTTGCAATGTACATAGAACCTTGGCATGCAGACATTTTAGAATTTTTGGAACTAAAGAAAAATCAAGGTCATGAAGATGTACGAGCGCGCGATCTTTTTTATGCACTTTGGATACCTGATCTTTTTATGAAACAAGTTGAAAAAGATGGAGAATGGTATCTTATGTGTCCAGATGAGTGTCCGGGTCTTCCAGATGCATATGGAGAGGAATTTGAGAAATTATATAACAAATACGTTGATGAAAAAAAATATAGAAAAGTTGTCAAAGCACAAGAAATATGGAGAAAAATGATGGATGCACAAATTGAAACTGGTGTTCCGTACATTGGATTTAAAGATGCGGTTAATAAAAAATGCAATCAAAAAAATTTAGGAACTATTAAATCATCTAATTTATGTATTGAAATAAGTTTATATTCAGATCATGAAAATTATGCAGTTTGTAATCTTGCATCACTTGCTCTTCCAAAATATGTTGAATACGATGAAAACAATAAACCATTTTTCAATCATATTAAATTGAAAGACGTTAGCGAACACGTTGTTTTTGCTATGAATAAAGTAATAGATAATAATTATTATCCAACTCCAGAAACAGCCCAAACAAATTTTAAGCATCGTCCTCTTGGAATTGGAGTCCAAGGACTTTCAGACGTTTATATTAAAATGAGAATGTCTTTTGATTCACCTGAAGCAAAACAATTAAATAAAGAAATTTTTGAAACTCTTTATTATGGATGTTTAAAAGGATCATTAGAACAAGCAAAACTATATGGAGCATATGAAACATTTAATGGAAGTCCCTTTAGTGAAGGTAAATTACAATTTGATTTAGCAGCTGAATTTGATGGACGCGATTTAAATGAATATTTATCTGGAAGATGGGATTGGGAAGCCTTGCGTTCAGAAATTAAACAATATGGTGTTAGAAATAGTATGTTAACGGCATTGATGCCAACAGCTAGTAGTGCACAAATAATGAATAATTCTGAGTGTTTTGAACCCATAGATTCGTGTATTTTTAAAAGAAGAACTCTATCTGGAGAGTACATGGTTGTTAATAAATATCTTGTAGAAGATCTTACAAAATTAGGTATTTGGTCGAAAGAAATGAAGGAAAGAATTATAGCAATGGATGGAAGCATTCAAAAAATCGATGAAATCCCTGACGATATTAAGAAAATTTATAAAACAGTTTGGGAAACAAGTATGAAAGCAGTTATTGAACAAGCTGGTGATAGACAACTTTTCGTTGATCAAATGCAAAGTATGAATTTATTTATGGCTGCTCCAAATTATAAGAAATTATCAAGTATGTTGTCTTATTCTTGGAAAAATCATCTAAAAAGCGGAATGTACTATTTGCGTAGTAAAGGTGCTTATCAAGCAGGAAAATTTAGTATAGATGCATCATTAGAAAAGAATATTCGTGATAAAATTTCAAAAGGCGAAGAAACAACAAAAGAAGAAGAAAAGCTCATTTGTTCAATTGATAATAAAGACGAATGTATGGCTTGTTCAAGTTAAAAATAAATTATTACATAAGACATAAACAGTTTACGTCCATTATGGAAGAAATTAAAGAAGACAATAATTGTGTTGTATAAGCATTTATAAGGGTTTGCGTCTAAAAGCCCTTAGAGTTTGAAAAGCATTTATAAGCAATTATAAAGGTTTAATAAAAAACTTTGGACAGCATAAAATAATAAATTAAGAAAATTATTTCTTTGAATTTTTGATTCTTATTATTTAATTAAATTATAATAAATTATATTTATAATTATATTCATACTGTTTCGAAAAACAAAAGGCCCGAATAAAGGATATTACCTTGAACGAGCCGATTGAATTTTTTAAAAATCAAAGCTTGTTTATTGTTAAATTTTACAGGAAATCTTAGAAAAATTATTTTATTAAATAAAATTAATACAAATGGGACTATATTATTGTACAAATGGATTATATTATCGTTCAACTGGATTTTTAACTTCTAATTTATTTTCTGATATTTATGCGGCTATTGTTATCCAACGATGGTGGAGAAAATATAAAAATTTACAATTAACAACAGGAAGATGACTAAATTTTATATTTTAACATTTTATGATTTATAAGTATATTTTTAAGAAAATATTTAATAGCATCCTTTAATGTTTTCTCATTTTTTAAATCTTTTGTAAATTCTTTTATTTGATCTTCATTGTAATCATACCATTCTGACCAATTATGATTATTTTTACAATCTTTTACAATATTTTTATAAATTTCAATTAACATTTTTTTTATGTGAGGATAAAAATATTCAATTAATACACCATATTTTCCTATATTTAAATATTTACTCTCATTATTATGATTGTCATTTATATTCTCCTCATTTTGTAATTTGTTACTTAAAAATACAAAAGTCGGAGGATATGATTTAGTATATTTAATTACATGATTTTCTTCATAACTTAAATGGCAAAAAACCAATTGTAAAATTTGAGAAATGTAAATAAATTTTGTATCATATTTATACTTTTCTATATAATGTTTTACATCATTGAATTTTATATAATCATATTTCACTTTTTCAATAGGATATAACTTTTTATTTATATCTATATCCTCTAAATTTGTCTGTGTTGTTATAGTTCTTGCTTTAGATTTTTCTATTTCTATTTCGGTTTGAATACTTACCGATTTGGTTTTCGTTTGTGTTTGTATTTCCTGACTTACAGTTATTTTGTCATTAGAACTAAACCTAAGATAAACTTCATATAAATTTAATTTACTCATTTCTTTACATAAATTTTCTTCTAAATGTCGTTTTAGATTATATTTATTAGAAAAAATATGTCCGCATAGTTTACATTGTGTATTAATATTTACTTTTACCATTTTTATATATTTTATAGAATTTTATTTTTAAATCAGATAATTTTGTCAGTTTTTAAATATGAATAAATTTTTATTAGATTTAAATTATTTAATAAAAATAATACCAAGTAAAAAATTATCTCTGTAGCTAAACGATAAATTATTTTTTTATAGTTGGATACGGATCTTTGTGGTTTAAATTAAGATTTTTAATAAATTGATAAAGATAATTTCTTATTTTATAAATTTCTATATTTTATATCAGATTAATGTGGTTAAGATATATATTTTATCTTGGATTTGGGTTTTATCTGTATATTTTTATCTTAAAATCCAAATGATTAAATATTTATT